CTACTCTGCAAATCTTTGGCCTGGGCTCGTTGTTCGCTGTCCATTTTTCTCGCCTTTCTTGTCTGGGAAGATGCCAGCCCAACCGCACTCGATCGACTGCTCCAAACACTCGATCGCTCGCTCTGGCCCGACTGTCGATAGTTTTGCCAACTGCTGCTTGAGAGTGCGACTCGTCTTCGTCAACTTTCGCTCTGATCGATACGCGATCCACTCGCCCCAAGCGACGACGAACTTCTCGCAGTTCAAGTTCGCTGGCATCGAGATCTCTTCGACTTCGTCGCCAGAATCCCCTTTCTCTTCCTTTCCCTTCCGTTTCCCTTCCGTTTCCTTTCCCTTCCGTTTCCTTTCCGGGGGTGATCGCTCGACGACTGCTCGTCGAACGTTCGTCGAATGATCGTCGAGTGGTCGTGGATATTTTGGGTTCGGTCGATCGATTCGCTGATGATCTGCCCAGCCGGTGACGATCCAGAAGTCTTTACCATCAACGGAATAACGTCGAACGAGATCGTTCGAGATCAACTCGCCAACGAGAGCGTCGACTTCTTCGTCTGTGAACGGGTCGCCGGGGAAGATCTCCATCTTTAGTCGCTTCGTCGATGCGGGGTGGATACCCGAGTCGTCTGCGAACGTCCACAAGCCAATGAAGAGCAGGCGAGCATTCGTCGAGCATTCGACGATCTGTTCGCTCGTCCAAAATTCTGGTTTTATCGTTCTTATTCGTGGCATCTTGCCGCTTTCAAAGTGGGCCGCCGATCGATGATCGACGGCCCGAGTGCTTGGTTAAACTATCGCGAGACGATACGCCTGCGGTCACCGTCGTATAATGCCCCACCATCGACGTTCTCGTCTGCTTCGAGAACTTCGACTTCGATGTCTTCGTTCGAGGCTGCTTCTGCTGTGAGAACGACGACGTTCTTCTCGCGGACGTGGTCTGCGATGAGTTGTCGATTCTCAGGATCGAGCGACTCCCAAGCGTCTTGGGGGATCGTCAGGAGCCCACCTTCGCCGATCGCAACGATCGCGATGTCGAGTGCGAGTCGCCAACGCTCGCCGTGAGAGAGTTCTGAGAAATAAGTCTTCCCGCGACTTGTCTCGGCGATCAGTCGCCCCGCTTCGACTTTCAACTCTGAGAGTCGCCCGACGACATCGGACAGCACTTCGTCGGTCAACTTCGCAGACTCTCGAAGACTCGTCGCATTCGCTCGATGCTCGCCAGCGAGCCCGAGGATCAACTCTGCTTCGAGTTTGCGTCCAATCGCTGTCGAGATCTCTTCTCCAGTTGAGATCGCAGCGTGGGCCTTCTCAGCGATCGCCTCTGCTGCTTCGATCGACTCGTTCGATATACGTGTCGGCAAGTCGTCGGAGATCGTCTCGCGAATGCTGTCGAGTTGCTGCTCGATCTGTCGACTCGCTGCGACGCTCTCGCGAGTTCGTTCGAGCATCTCGACAGTCGAGTCGTATCGTCTTCGAGTCTCTTCGACTGCGAGTCGCTGATCGCGAAGTTCTTCTTCGCGACGCTCGACGCTGTCTTCCAACGTCTTCGTCGCTTTCTCTTCGATCGCGAGTCGCTTCTCCAACTCTTCGATCGTGGGCCCAGTTCGAGCAGCGACGAGATCGTCGATCGTCTTTCTCGACTTGCGATCTCGCTCGATCGCTTTCTCGGCGTCTGCGTCTGCTTGAAAGAGTCGAGCCTTCTCTTCGAGTGCTTTCTCGAAGTTCGATCGCAAGATCGCAGCGTCGCACTCTCCCGAGATGTCGATGCCCTCTGTGAGTTCGAGCATCGTCGACGCTTTCGTCGCGGCCTTGTCTCGCTTGTCTTCTTCTGCTCTCGCCACTCGCTCGATGTCTCGCTTCGTCGCTTCTGCGAGTTGGACGAGATCTGGCGTCTGCTGCGTCTCAGCGGTGACGATCGCGTCGAACTTCTCGCGACTCCCCAAGCACTGCACAAACAACTCAGGCGACGCCTCGACGCCAGTGAGTTGGACGAGTGCTTTAATTCGTCGCCCGTCTGCTGCTCCTTCGTCTTTAACTTTCGGATCGACGAGATCTGCGATGTTCAAGCGGCCAGTGAGAGACTCGACTTCGAGTTCGCCAGTTCGACGATTCGATCTGCCCAACTTCACAGTTACGCCAAAGGCTTCGACCTTCCCCGAGACTTCTCCATCTTTCACAGTGAGGCCCTTCGTCGCCCCGCCTGCTGCTGCTTCGACTGCTTCGAGTGCTTTCGACTTGCCACACCCATTTCGACCGCGAAGAACAACGACGCCCGATTCGGGTATCTCGATCGCGAGTCGCTCGATGGGGCCAACGTTCGTTAGTTCTACTTGTTTAAGTTTCGACATCTTCATTCTCTCTTTTTGTGGTTTCGTTTCGTTCGTTTCGTTTCGTTCTACTTGATATTCTCGCCAGCGACTTTCGCAGACTCATTTACTTCGATCTTAAAGTCTTCGCGAGTGTCGTCGTGTTCGAGTTCTTCTGCTGCTTCGAGCAGACGCTTTCGAATTGCGTCGACTTGGAGCATCGTCTTCGCTTTCGCGAACTCGCGGCGAATGAAGTCGACATCGACAGTCTCTTCGCGATCCCCGCGAACTCGATCGACCATCTCTTCGTTGTTCTCTTCGAGTCGTCTCGGTTCGGCAGTGTCGACGACTGCTGAGAACGTCGACTCTGGTCGAAACTCTGCTTCAACTCGCTCAGACGCTTCGACAGATAGTGGCAGCAGTTTCGCGAGTCTTCGGACTGCTGTCTTCTTCCACATCTCGCCGGGGTGATCTTTCCAGGGACCATATAGGACGCCCTCTTTCGTCGTCGTGTTTGGGTTGGCGTCTCTGATCTTCAAGATCTCGCGGCGATTCATTACTTCGAACTTTCGCTCGCCATCTTTGAAGCGAGCGACGGCATAGGCATAGAGCATCTCGCCCGGATCGGCCACGTTATCGTTCGGCTTATGCTTGAGAGTTTCGTCGAGCCCCAATTCGTACTCGAAGAAGTCTTTCTCGAAGACGACGCGAGCCCAAACGTCTGCGACTTCTCCAGAGTTGCGGGCGAGTTTCACCAACCCCCGATAGCCGGGAATAAATTGGCAGTCTAGTCGCTTGAGTTTCCCGTTCCAATACGGAACGAGATACCCCTGTCCAAGCATTCCATCTGGCTCCAAGCCCATCGCTGCTGCTCTCATCATCGAGACGAGAACACTCTCGGGCGAGCAGTCGTAAAGTTTTGGATTGACTTGAAACGACGAGAGAACGACTCGCACCATTCGCTTGGGCGACATCGACTCTGGCAATGCTTCGGACAGCGATCGTTGGAACGATGCGTTATCGAGCAGGCCCTTCATCTGCATCGCTCGCGGGTCTGGCTTCGATAGAGATATCGCGTTCGTGTTCGTTGCTTTCTTGGCCATCAGTCTTCAACCTTTATTGTGAGTTTGGGATACGAAGAGGGCTCGACATAGAACCCCCGCTTCTCGACGATCGTTCGCTTGATCGAACCAGAGTCTCTCGGCAGCGATGCGAACGAAGCGTCGCCAAGAGCGAAGATCAGTCTCGACTTGATCGCTCGCAGTCTCGACTCAGTCGTCGACTTCAACTTCGAGAGTTTGGAATACTCGACAGCGAGTTCGAGAGCGTCGTCGTCGAGAAAGATCGCCGACGCTTCGTTCGGTTCGATCTGCCCATTCAGCAGATCGAGAGTCGTCGGGTGATCGAAGTCGGGCATCGGTGGATCTTCGTTCGCCACCTGCTCCATGAAGAGTCTCGCGGCTTCTGCGAGTTCTTCGATATAGTCGTCGTCTCGTTCGATAGTGAAGATTCGAAAGTCGCAGTCGCCGATCAGTGCTGCGACATCTGCGATCTGCTTTCCCGAACATTCGAGTTGCTGCTGGACTTGAGAATAATAGTAGGTCGGGATCTCATCAGTGCCGTCGTCGCCCCAGTTATCTTTCGCCCAATAGAGAACTCGCTTCACTTCGACGACTCGATCGAAGTCGTTCGACGAAGAGAGATCGATCGCTCGACCATAATCGAGAGACGCGAAGAGCCAAGGATACTTCTCAGACCAGATAATCGTGTCTTCGAAGTCGATGAGTTCTTTCTCGGTGCGATCTTTATACGCTTGGGCGATCGCCGGTTGGAGATACGTTCCCCACTGCATCAACGGAGAAGACTCGAAGTCGTCCACGCCAATTTTTCTTAGATACAATTTGAGCGGAGTCGCGAAGGGAGATATCCCCAACACGACTGCCGCTTCACTCGCCCCAACCCCGCGTCGTCTGGCTTCGAGCCAATCGTCTCGCGAGTCGAATCGTTCTAGGTTCATCGTTTATCTGCTTTCTCTTGCTGGTCTTTCGGAATAGTTTTGATCGACGCATGCGGCTTTCGCTCGATCTCGATGAACTTATTCTCTCCATCGAGTTTAACGCGATCGACGCCCGCCGACTCCATCGATTCGATCAGAAGGATCTCGCACTCTGATCGCTTGCCTGCTGCATTCGCTGCTCGTCGCTTCGCTCCAATGAACTGATCGCGAGCCTCTTCGACTGCTTTCGGCAGACGCTCTGGAAAGCCGTCGCCGTCGAATTGTTTCTGCTTCGCCACAATGTTTCTCCTTCGTCGTTAGGGTAATGAAAAACGACTCGATCCGCCCAGTTCGGGTGATCGAGTCGCTGCATAAAAAAAGATTCTCGCCCGCCATCCGATAGCGTCCTTCTGTCTAGTTGAGTTGTTCGACTTCGCGATCGCGTTCGAGCAGTTCGGTTCGAACGACTCTGATCGACTTGTCTGCTTCGACAACGAGTCGAACTCCAGAGCCGTTTTTATGCTCCGTTTTTATGACGATGCCGAGTTCTGGGAACGTGATCGACTCGCCATCTCTTCGTGATAAGACTAATCTCGCCATTAATAATCCTCCGGTGATATTTAGCGTCGCTGAGTGTCGAGCGTCTCCACTCGCTCGACTTGAGTGCGAAGACTACCAAACGACGAACAAGCTGTCGAGAGCGATCGAAAAAAACGACGCCGCGAGCGGGGCGATCGATCGTTGGAGAATAGAGGCCAACACTCGCGACGACGAAAGTCTCGGCTTTTAGATGGTAACTGTCTCGCCGATCAACTCGTTCAAGCGGTCGAGTATGGGCCATCGCTTCGGGGTGATATCGAACGAGCCAGACTCGATCGAGCGATCGCCGATAGCGTCCCAATGCTCTTGGAGTTCGCGACGCCCGGACAGATGAGTCGACGAGACGCCCCACCGATAGACATAGAAGACAGCATCGTTCGGAATGATCTCGCCGAGATGCGAAGAGATGCCCGCTCGCTCCAGCTTCTGGTTGAACTGCTGATCTTCGTCGCCGCTTCGCTTCGCTGGATAACCGTCGATGAGTTCGAGAACTGATCGACGCCAGAGAGCCATGCAATGGGTGTTGCCCGGATGCTCGATTCGATGGAGTTCTCGCTTGCCTTCGAGCCACCAGATATAGTTTCCTGGCCGCCACTCAAGATCGTCGCCGAGTTTCTTTCGCGAATACGACAGTCGATGCGGAAGACAGATGTCGTCGTCGTCCCAGCGACATATCAAGTCGCCATCCGCGATCTCGATCATGGCGATCAGTTTATCGGACAGCGTCTCGAATCGCTTGTCGAAGTTCACCACTCGAACGTTCGGAGCGTCGCAGATGAGTCGCTGCTCTGGACAGTCGTTCCCGATGATCAACTCCTTGTTCGGATCATCTTGGGAGATGAACGAAGCGATCGACTCTTCGAGAAGTCGAGTCGAGTGCGGTGGGCGGTTGAACGTAGGGCATAGGCAGGAGATGAGATCACTCATGGGCGAGATGTCCTCGAAAGACTGCGAGCGATCCAACGATCGTGGGCTCGACTCCGATGCAAGATGCGAAGTCGTCGATCGCTGCGATCGCTCCGATATATTTTGGGTTGGCTGGTTTGTAGTCGTGGACTGCGATAATCGAGTCGACTGGCATCCGCTTCGCGAACTCAAGCCCGTTGGCAGTCGCTTCGCCTGAGTGATCGCCGTCGTAGAAGTAAAAGTCGAAAGCACTCGGGTCGAGTTGATCAAGAACGATCGTCGAGTCTGCAACAAATAGAGAATGCCGATCGAAAGAGAATCCACGCTTTTCTAAGTTCCTGAGAACTCGCTTTACATTCTCGGCCCTCGCTTGCCAGCCGCTTGTATCGCCGATAAACGTATCACCGACGAAGTTGTCGACAGATGTCACGGTCGCAGCGTTCGGCAGCATCGTCGCAGCAGATCGACCGCGAAAGCAGCCAACTTCGAGGCAGCGACGAGCCCGAGAGATGCGAGCGAGTTCTCGAACTTCTGCCGAGAAGAGATGTCCCATCGGCAGTTTGGCGATGTCGTCGTCGTTCATTCGTAGCCGAACCTTTCAAAGTCTTCGCGATAGAACTCTCTGGCGAGTCGCACTGTCTCGGCGTCGTGCCAGAAGTGGGTATCGTCGTCGGGCTCTCGCGACTTGTTTTCGTGGGGCAGATCAGCAAGCCCAAAGTGCGACTGCAAGATCTCCCAGGTCGGGGCGAGTTTCTCGAATCGATATACAACGTCGGGCTTGGCTCGTCTGCGATCCATTATCGAAGACTGCGGAGCCCAGTGTCGATCGGGTCTGTTCGATACCACCCACCGAACCCACTCTTCGAATGAAGCGTCGAACGGCAGCGGGCATCCACACAACTGCTTCGCACTGCCTGTCTTCAACTTCTCGACGTATGAAGAGATCAGTCGATCGAACGGATGCCGAACGAACGAGAAGACGAGCGTCGGCTTGAACTCATCGGGTATCGACTCCCAATGTCGATGCGAGTGGGCGTGGTTCCCGTCGATCGCTTCGAGCCCATCTGTTCTCAAGAGTGCGAACTTGATCGAAGTGCAGGCCACCTTCGGTATCTCAAGATATTCGACGCCAGCCTTGAGTGATACGAAGCCACGACGACTCATTCGATCACCTCTAGTTTCGGCCACTTGCCGAGATCACAGTGCATGGCTTTCTTCGTCGCCTTCTTCATAATCGGACAGCCACAGACCGAGCAGCGATCGTTCCGACGAGATGGACAGATCGAGCAGATCGCGAGACGCTCTTCGAGTTCTTCTGCTGTCGAGCCCTTCAAGCCGTCGACGACATAGGACGCCATGTGAGAGACGAAGTTGCCAGCCATCGTTATCGTCGCCGGTAGCGGCGGCTTGTCTTCATCGAGTCGACTCAAGATCGTTAGGCCATGCTGCCTCTCTTCGTGTTCGATCACAGACCACTCGGGGTTGGCGATCATAAACGGACGAAGAGCGTCGAGCAGTCCGGGCCCGCCGTCTTCTCCTTTGATTCCAAACGTCTGCGTTCCGTGAAGAACGATGAAACGTCGAACTCGCGGAGCATACTGCCGAAGTTCTTGTTCGAGTCGTCTCGCTGCGTGGTGCGTCTTTATGAAGAGAAGATCTGTCTCTTCGATGTCGAGAGCGTCTTCGTTCGAGAATCGCTTGTCGATCTGCAACTCAGTCGCGGCCTTCATCGAAGGCAGTCGAGCGAGAAGTCCGCCGTCGTTCGGATCGACGTTATGCGAAACGAGTCGAGTGGGCTCTGCTCGCAGGAAAGCGACTGTCGACTCGCGTCGCTTCGAGAACTCTGTGATATGGTCGACGCCTTTCAACTCTGCGAGCGATCGCAGTCGTTCCACATGCTGGTTCAAGTCGCGAGAGCCGTCGAGTTTAACTGCTTGATATACGCCGTCGATCGATGTCGCCTTCGAGACGAGATCTTCTTTCGGCTTGCCGCGGTCCCCACACGTATTACAGTCGGGCTCTTCGACGTTCTTCGCGTCGTCGATGATGTCGTTCCACTCTGTGAGTTTGAAGAGCCCAGAGTCGACGAAGTGTTCTCGCACTCGATCGAGCGGCAGATCCAACTCGTTATGCTCCAAGACATAGTTGCGAACCTTATTCCATCGAGTAAGCGGGTAAGGTGGTCGATTAACTCGCCCGAATCGATGGACCCATTTTAAGAACGGCAGCGAGTAAGTCGTCTGGCCTGCTTGTCGAAACTTCTCGTGGATATACATCTCCTCGCCGCCGAACCCGCGAGCGTCTTCGTTGAAGCCGAGCCACGACTCGCGACGACAAGAGAACAAGCCGAGCCCGTTGCCGGGGATCTCGAATGGCTCGTCGTCGTTGTCGACTCCCAGCGGATAATACCCAGCAGCGATGAGAGCCTGCTGATGGCCCGGATAATCCATCGACGGCAACTCGTCGCCGCAGTTGAAGCAGGACGAGAGCGGGATCATCCCAGCCGAGAGAAGACGATACGCAACATGGCCGGGAGTCTTTCCGGGCTCGTTCACAATGTCGCCATCGGCCCCGACGTGATAAGTCGAGAACTTAACTCCATCTTCTCCGCACTTGCATCGCCAAGCCTTCGCCCAGATGCCCCACATCTCTGCTCGCCAAGTATCGTCGAAGTGCGTCGTTATATTGTCGAGATCATCGAAGCGGAGCGGCCCAGTGTAAAGATCATCAGTCGTCGGGTTCGCATCATAGAACTCGATCAGTCTTCGGATCGCGTCGGGCTCGACGAGAATGTGGCAGTCGACGACGAGGACAGCGTCGCCAGTTGCGACTTTGAAGATCTGATCTCGCGAAGCAGATGTTCCGACTCGATCGTTGAAGCCAACATATTTTGCCCCGGCCTGGCCTGCCCCTACCCAGTTTTGAATAATGTCGCGAACTCGTTGCGAGTGTCCCGACTGCGACTCTGGAGCGTTATCGACGACGACGATCTCGACATCTTTCATCATCTCGCGATGGTATAGCCGAAGAGCCTGAATCGTAAAATAGACTCCATCGAAGTCGTCGAAGGTCGCCATTCCGATTGTGAGTTTTGGCATCTCGTCCCTTTCGTTTCGTGAGAAGTAAACTGCTGAGAGAATACTCGCCACCAGCCGAAAGTGCAAGTTACGGGCCAGCAGTCGTTGTCGTCGTCGTTGTCGTTGTCGTCGTCGTTGGGCTCGCAGTCGTTGTCGTCGTTGTCGTCGTCGTCGTTGTCGTCGTTGTCGTCGTTGTCGTTGGGCTCGTCGTCGTTGTCGTCGTTGTCGTTGGGCTCGTCGTCGTCGTTGTCGTTGGGCTCGTCGTCGTTGTCGTCGTTGTCGTCGTTGTAGGGCTCGCAGTCGTCGTCGTCGTTGGACAGGCGGCCGTACAATTACAAGAGACAGTGTCGCCGATATGATCGCAGTCGCAAGGCTGCTGGGGCATATAGAAGAGATTCGGATCTTGGCAGCAGCCAGAGATATCTCGCGTCCAGAACGTAGCTATCGGGCTCGGGCACTCGCCTTGAGCAGTGCAAGTCCACGAGACTGTTCGGCCTGTCGGATCGCAAGTCGTCGTCGTCGGACAAACTGTCGTTGTCGTCGGGCCCGGAGTTGTCGTTGGGCTCGATGTCGTCGTCGTCGGAGCAGCAGTCGTCGGCACTTCTGCACAGGACGCATATTCTAGTTGGCCTTGAATCGTCCCGGCTTTCGCTGGGTATCCGCAGAAGCATGGCGAGCAGTTGTCTTCGACGTTCACCCACTCGGACAATAGAACGCTCCATCGCCATTTGCAGTCTTCACAGCCAGCATCGTCTTGGGGCGGTTGCGTCGTCGGATAGAACGACGAAGTCGGGCAGATAGTCGTCGGGCCCGCTGTCGTCGTTTCTGGATAACAGTCTGCACATGGATCGAGAGTCGTCGTCGTCTCTGGCGATACGCACGGAGTGTCCATCGGCCCGCAATTGTCGCCGTCTTCTGTCGGAGCAGTGCAGTGGCATGGCACGTTTCCGCCGCAGTCTCGATTCGTCGGAATCCAATATGAAGAGATCCCGACAGTTACCCACCAGTAGGTACATTTCCCAGAGCAGTACGGAGCCGGACCCGGAAGCGGCGGCGGCAGTGGTCGACATGGCGTCGACTCTTCTGAACACGGAGCAGGAGCAGTCGACGGGGGCGAACACGGACAGCGTGGGTGGCAGTCGTTCGACTGGAGGGCCCAGCCGAGAACGCCGCCCCAATGCGGGAGATACGCCCAGTCGCAACCGCCAGAGCAGTTCGCCGTTGTCGTTGTATCGCAGTCGCAAGATCTTGGATCGTCCGGGTGGAGCGTCGTCGTCGTCGTCGGGCCCGGAGTTGTCGTTGGGCTCGCAGTCGTTGTCGTTGTCGGCGACGGTGTCGGATTGCAACTCGGCTGCTCGTTCGTCCACTTGCTGCAATTAGTCGAAGCACTCTCGCCGTCGATGTCTCCGCAAAATATCGGATACAAGCACTCGCAGTCGAATGGGGCTGGAGTCGGAGCAGTGTCGATCGTTACGACGACGCCCGGACACATGCATGGCCCGTTCTCATCAACGAAGATCTGAGGATCTCGCGTCGTCGTTGTCGAAGTCGAGCAGCCATCAGTATCAAGTTTCCAATGCTGCGATGAGTCGTTCCACGTATAGATGCAATTGCCAACGCAACCGTAAGCGGGCTGGGGCGTCGTCGTTGTCACCGGAACCTGTGGACAGGGATCTTCGATCAGAACGATACATTCTTGGATTCCATACGACTGCGGACGCCAGAGAATCCGAACTGGCCCGTCTTCGTCTGAGTGAAGATAGACCGAGCCCCGAACGATATCGCATCGATCGTGGTTGAAGTCTTGAATCCGAACGAGTGCCTTGCAGACGCCCGAAACTTGGAGTTGTTGTATCTCATCTTTCGGCACGTCGTATCGCCAAACGCCAAAGCACTTCGTCTCGCTCGGAACGTAAGCATCCACCCAGAGACTTTCGGGCTCGACTTGGTCGATGATCAGATCGCAGACATCGGCGACGGTGCCGAGTTCGCGATCTTTGCAAGTCGAGTTCTTCGCTTTGATCACGTCGGTCGGGATATCTTCAAACGGTCGACGACTTGTGTCGCCTTGTTCTTTCTTCCCGCGATACCATGCAGCAGCGTCGGCGAACTCGTTGAAGTCGTTCGCTGAGAACGAGCCGTCGCCTGCTTGTTTCTTGTCTGCCATTTTATTCCCCGAACCCGAAGATCGTCGCGAAGTCTGTCGATTCGTAGACTCGCTCGACATAAACGAACTGTGGCTTCTTAATCGGTCGCTTGGGCGGGCCCGCGTCGACTGCGTCTGTGAATTTTATCCACGCGAGTTCGTGGCCTTTCTTCGCGACTCCAGCGACATCACCGAACGCCAAGCCGACAGCGTTCTCGGACATAACGTAACTATATTGGACAGTGGTGTCTGAGTCGGTTCCTTCGCTGCCTGTCGCACCTGTGAAGAGAACCTCGCCGGGGGCGAACGTGAGAAACGTCGTCGAGTTCACAGTGCCCGTGATCGCCGAGATCTGCTTGATCTGCGGAAGAGTGATCACTCCAAACTTATGCTTGAAACTCACGGTCAACTTGAGAGATGGAATGATTATGTCGGCCCCGTCGACAGCGTCTTTCTTCACTCCAATCGACTGCTTGAAATCTGGAGCCGCCCCGATCGGATATTGCCCGATGGTTTCTTTCGATGTCGTGAGATGAACGGTGCCGCCAGTCGTATCGAAAGAGAGCGTATACTCGCCAGTCTCGTTCTTCTTCTTCGCGAATGGAACGTCGACGCTCCAAGTATCGTAGCCAGTCGGGGCGATCTTCACATCTTGGCGATGAAGAGTGCCGAACGGACTCGATACGACTGCTGGCGTCGCATTGATCGCGTAGCCATGAACGAAGAGACGATCTGTCGAACCAGCCGCAGTATAGAGAAGAGTTACAGTCGGCTTCTCGCCCTGTGCCGCACCGCTGCCGGGCCGCTCTTTGAATCGAAACATGGCCTATCCTTTATGCGAACTTGAATCCAAGATTATCTAATTTATTGAGTGCGAGAAGTTGCATATCGTTCGCGTCCTTTTGCAACTTGCGATGGGCGACGACTTCCTTGCGGAGTTTCTCTGCAGGTGTCTCGCCGCCACCAGCCATTGCAACGAGAGCAGCAGCAGAGAACGAGACTGCGACGCCACCGTCTTTCGCTGCTGGGCCGCCACCGCCGATCGGATCGCCACCGTCGCCGCCCAGTGCGTGCTTGATCTCGTCTCTCTTCTTCTTCGCTTTCTTCGCTGCGTCTGCCGTCAACTTGTCGAGAGCAGCCTGAGCCTTGCCAAGTTCGTCTTTCACTCCACCGAGATCGCCAGACGTGTTCGCAGCGAGTTCGCCGAGTGCTTCGTCTCTCGCTGCATCTGCGGCCCCGCCGACTTTCTCTTGCCAAGCGTCGATCGCTGCGATCGCAGAGTCGGCCTTCTGATCGATGTCTCCAGCGACGAGATCCATCGCACCTTTTACGACATCTTGAGACTCGTCGCCGCCAAGAAAGCTACCACCCGCACTCTCGATCTCTCCGCGAGTTCGAGCGATCGAAGCGAGCAGCCGAGAAACCATTTTCGTATCGCCGCCAGCTTGGGCTTTGACGAGTCTGGCTTCGAGTTCTGGGATCATCGACTCCAAGTTGCGAACGTAGGCTTGTTTATTTTTGTCTGAGTGAAGAGAGTCGGATCGCTTCTGCTGCTCCTGCATATCGACGCCGAGAATAGCACTCATCGCTTTACCCATCGCCCCGCCTTTGGCAGATGTTTGGAGCATCCAATTCGCAGTGCCTTTCACTGCTCCAGCCCACGTCTTCGTGATCCCACGCCCCATCGCAGCAGTCGCCCCGATCACCCATGAGACGAACGACTTCCAAGCAGCAGACATCATGGCGATGCCTTTCTTCCACGCTCCAGAGACATCGCCCCGCATAAGCGATCCGCCGATGCCGGCGACTGCTCCGCCCCAGACGCCGCCAATCATCTCGGACAGTGCGACGAGCCCTGTGAGGACCATCACTCTCAGACCTGTTATCGCGATCTGGCCAGCGAGTGCGAGATCGCCGCCGACGATCGCGTCGAATATCCCGCCGAACGTCTGCTTCGCGATCGAGAGCATCTCTTTAAACGAATCGAGAAAGAACGAGAACGCTCGTTGGCCGCTGTCTGTGTACTTCACCCATAGCACTGCACCGACGACGAGAGCAGTCGCGATCAAGCCGAATGGAGAAAGTAAGAACGTAACAGCCGCCCCGACTATACCGATGAACGTTGCGATTCCGCCGAGTGCGGTGCCGAGTGCAGCGATGCCGACGCCGACTGCTGCGATCACTGAGCCCGCGATCACCAGAGCCCCGCCGACTTTCAAGAGCATGGCAAAAAGTTCTTTATTCTCCGAGACCCACTTTCGCACTGCGAGAGCGATCTGGGTAATGAATGCAGTCGCTTCGACAAGCACTGGAGCGACTGCACTGCCGATGGTTGTAACGATCCCGCCAAACACCTTCTGCATTTTGCTCCAAGCAGCAGAGAGCGTAACTGCGGACGATGCAGACGCTTCGTCCATGACGAGCCCCATGCCTTCTGCTTCGTCGCCGAGTGCTTTCATTCCCTTCGCTCCGGCCATCAGCATCGGCAGCATTTTGAAAGCGTCGCCACCGAGAAGTTCGTCGGCCAAGAACGCTCGTTGCGAATCGTCTTCGACTCCCTTGAGAGCGTCGCCGATCGTCCCGAGTCGCTGCTCGACGCTTTGAGCGTTCAACTGATCGGGATCGATCCCGAGATGATCTAGGGCCTCTGCCATCGGCCCGACGCCGTCTTTCACAGTCTCGCCCAATCGAATGTTCATCTCTTCGATCGCACCTGTGAGATCGTCTGGATCGACTTTGAGTTGTTCGGCCGCATACTTCAACCGCCCAAGCTCCGTAACGCTCGCTCCGGTCTGGACGCTGATCTTCGACAACTCGCTTCCGACTTCTGCGAACTTCGCAGCAGCAGCGATAAGCGGCGTTATGATTGCAGTTCCTGCCCCAGCCATCGCACCACCGACCATCGAGACGTTCTTGCCGAACGACTGCATTCGCTGCTTGGCTGCTTGCAAACCTTTGACGAGTTTCGACTGCTTGAGATATAACTCAACGAACGACTTGCCAGCTTCGATATCTTTACGGGCCACGATCAGTCTCCTAGCTTCAACGTTCGTTTAATCCACTCTGGCGAGTATTCTATCTCTTCGACATCTCGATCCGTTCTTTCGCTTGCAGTGTTCAACTGGCCGCAGCGGATGAACTCTGCGACGCCGTCTTCGTCGAGCGGACTGAATATCAATATCGCTTGAGAGACGACGATCGATCTCGCTGCTCTCTGCTTGCCGACTGCCATCTTGCGAAGTTGTCGAAGTGTCAATCCGTGAGGCGAGACTCCGACCACTCCGGCGTATCTGTAACAGTCTCCAACCGGATCAATGCCTTCTTCATCTCGCCATCGATCCGCTTCTTCATCGCTGCCTCGACTTCCGGTGTCAGGTTGTCCAGCGACTCGACTGCCATCATCATTCCCTTCGCGACTGTCTTTCGGTTTGTTTCGTTTAGGTTGCGAAGCAAGTCTCTCCGCTCTGGTGGGAAAAAAAAAGCGATGGCGTCTTCGAGAGCCTTCTGGCCGTTGTCGAGAGCGTCGCCGACTAACGACGCACCGAAGTCTCGCGGCGTGACGTTCGCATCTTTCAACTGAGGGGCGACGATGATCGTTAGGACTTGAACTGCGAGAACGAGATCGTCGTGCAGGCGTTCCCAGATTCGATCTTTCGGGTCGAGAGATATAATATCGATGTTCAACGTCTGCCGAATCTCTTCGATCGTCGGGGCATCGATTCGCACTTCCCAAGATCGCTGCTTTTCGTCTTCAAAGGTCGCCATTTCGTTTCTCCATTTTGAAAGGTTAAAACGTTTCGTGTGGAGACAACGATACCCCTAAGCGGTCGAATCCTCAAGAGAGAGAACTTTGATCGTCTTCGCTGTCGTGCCGCCGTTGCTGAGTTTCGCGGTCGCGATATCGTTGCCAGTAAAGATATTTGAGTCGCCGCCTGCGATATCCCAGATCTGCATAGCGTTCGCGACGAGATCGATCTCGGCGATCTCAGCAGAAGCAGAGTCGCGAAATTGAATGTGGGCGGCATCAGTGATCGAACTCGCATCAGAGTCGAACGACTCGACGCCAATCATCTGGATATTGTCTCCATCGATCGCCATCTTCGCGGTTACTTGTTCGCAGACTGTGAGAGCAGTCGTCGCGATCGGAAGAACATCTCCGGACCCGCCCGAGATCGGCACATCAGATCCGACGACGGTGCCGACAGTGCATCCGTATTGGACGCCGCCTGCCCAGTAAACATCGACGACCATCGCAGTCGTTATCGTATGCGATCCACTCGTCATGGTTATAGTGCCGCTGGTGTCGGTGCTTCGCGTCGTGAGAGATCCCGCCTGGGCTGCTGCCAGTGAGATCTCCCACGCTTTGGAGTTGTCTCCAGTTCGACTAATCGATCTTCCGATCGACTTGCTGCCGACTGAAAAACTTCGCGAATAGATTCCTGATGCCATAATTGTTTACATCTTCTGCGATGGTCGAAGTTATCAAGCCCAGACAGGAACTCGGGTGTTCTTATCTGTCGGCGACGCTGTTATCTTGAGTCGCTGGGCATCCGCGAGCGGAATGCCTTCGTCGTCTGAGACGATGAAGTCGCCATCGACTCCCCACCCAGTTGCGAAGTCTTCTGTGGCCAGAGCCATCGCTGCTCCCGTCGCCGCTGCTATTCGAAGGGCCGAGATGAATGCGTTCGAGTTGTCGTTGTTCACCTCGAACTCGATCGAGAACTTAACTTGGCCTACGTCCATCAGTGCGATGATCGACGAGCGATCCGAGACATCTGCTTCCGTGTTCTCGAACTTATAAGAGAAGTCGCGAGCGATCAGAAGACTCGTCGAAGCAGTGCTTCCGGCAACTCCCCATTTTAATACACCTTCGAAACCCATGCGTTTGGCCATGACATCATTCTCCTATGCTTCCCGCCCAGTCGGACGCGAATCGGTTCAAGTTCTGTTCAAGTGCTGGGCCCATCGTGGGCCGTTCTGGATAGTCGATTCCGTGAAACGTTTCGCCGAGTTCGTGGGCCCGGAACGAGAGCCCGACAAACGAGTGGCGTGGGCCGATGATCGCAGACTCCTTCGTCGCAGAATAAACGATCGCTCTCTTCGCTTGTCCTCGACTCGTCGCGATCGGCGAACCGGCTGGGCTCGCTTGGTGTTCTCGTCGCTTTCTCTTTTTGCCGCCCCGCTTCTTCTTGATCGTCGGCCCTCGCTTGATCATCGCTTGGGCATCGATCCGAATTCGAAACGCTGCGTGGCCGAAGTTCTTAAACGCTGCTTTTTCGACAGCGTTCTTTAACGGCTTCGAGTTCATCTTCGTCTGGACGCTTGCACTAATCATGGGATCACGACCTCCACTTCGTGGATAATTCGGACGATCGCTTGAAACTGCCGATTCTCTTTTAGAACCATGCGAGCGAAAGCGGTTCGGACTGTCGTCGACGACCAGACGCAAGAGTCGAAGTCGACGAGCCTGTCGGTTGTGAAGAACTCGCAGATCTCTTGGAAGAGATAAGCGATCGCGTCGAGTTCTTCGATCGCGATCCGCCCAGTCGACGTATTTTGCGAGTCTTGGCCGAAACGTTGTCGAACTCCGACATCGACGCCGACAATCCATTTTATATCGCCTCTCGTTTCGATATCGTGTTCGAGCGAAGACGGCACGACATCGAGATGGAGGACGTTCAAGTCTTCAAGGCTCTCATCCCATTCGGCATACGATCGGACAGCGGTGAAACCACCGATCGAGAACTCGGCACCGTTGATCGCTTTCGCGATCTCATGGGCTGTACGGGCATGAACTCCGAGAGGCACGGCCATTAGATCAAGAGACTTTCTTCGAGGTTAGTCGCCAACGATAACCGCCCGAGTGCTTTCGCACCGCGGGCTCGTCACCTTCTGGCATTATTTCAAAAGTTATAACGACGCCATTCTCGGTTACTTGAACGAGATCGCCTTCTCTGGGAGTCGCAGCGACGCCGTCGATCAAGTAAGAACCGAGAGCGATCGTCCACGTTCGGAGCCCGACCCAGTGCGAGCCGCCTTCGTCGTCGACAATGTCGAACTCGCGATCCTCCCAACTGGCGACGACGCCTGTCGTCTCGGCACCGTTGCGGATGAGCGTCGCAGATTCTCCGAAGAGATCTGCGTGCCCGCCAGCAGCGGATAACTCGAACATGGAGTCGAACTCGGCCATCTCAACTCCTACGAAGACGTTCCGAAAATTGCGATATCGTAGTTAACGATATCCTTACGAATAAATGAGTCGCGAATCGAAGGACGGCCCCGCCATTTCTGACGGAGCCGCACCCACGAAACGAAAGCCTAGACGTTATGCAGTTGCGTTAGTCAACAGGTGGCCCGCTGCTGCGTGTAGGATTTTAACTTGTCGCTTATTGCGAGGACGAACGACAGAACCGCGAACTGGCTCGTCGCGATACTCGTCGATTATCAACGAGCCGTGGCCTGAGTCGGATGATCCGGGCAACGACTCGCCGTTCTTCGTCGAGAAGATAGTTCGACCGATCTGCGGTGCGGGATCTTCGAGATCTCCAGCCATGCCATCATCGTGGACGACTGCGAGCATCGCCATCGTATCGTCCCAGATTCGAGACATCGATGCAGTTTGGCCGCGATCTGCCGTGTTCTCAAAACCGCGAGCGACTAAGATCTTCTCGACTTGCAAGAGATCTTTGAGGCCAGACGTGATCTCGGAAACCATCGATTGGTTTTGGCCGTTCGATAGTGCGATCAGTAACTCGCTTGCATCGTATTGCAAGAGAGCCTCGACGCGGGCCGTTCTGATCAACGAGCGAAAGCCTTTCTTCGTGACGATCAGAGTATTCGCATCTTCACCGCAACCAGTGTTCACCTTGTCATGGGCTGCGTCGATATCTGCGATCGGATCAGCCGTCGAAGAAGTCGTCCAAGCAGTGCCGATCGCTGTCGTGAGAGCAGAACCAGTCCACGTTGTCGTATTGAAAACGGCAGCGGCGATATCGTATTCCAGACGTTGGAGAACTCGGTTCACTGCTCGATTCCGCGAGATCTGTTCTGCTCGAACCACATCTCCGTAACGTTCGACAGTTGCGTCGTCGACGACTTCTTCGACGCCGTGTTCTTTCACTGCATAGTTGTCTGTGGTCCACGTCCAGTCGTCGCGGGCGTAGCCAGACTTCGGGCGACGCTCGGTGTCTTCTGTCTTCGTGAGAAGACTCTCGATCGAGATCTTCGCGAACTCCGAAGACTCTTGCGAGACTCCGAGCGGCGGAAGAACTTGGAGCCCGATATACTTCTGCTGGTTCGCGAGAAGCGAGAACTCTCCATAACTCATCGAGAGATCGAGTCGGGTAATTGCGGTGGATGGACTTGCCATGATTAAACTCCGAGATTGAATTGTTGAACGAGAGACTCGATCTCTCTGAATAGTTTAGTTAAACGCCGGTGGCAGCAACCGAGTTGGGCACTGTATAAAGAACGATCATTCGAGTTCGTCCCGCAGTTCCGTTCTGGCCGCCGGTGACAACGACGCCGCTGATCACCCGAGCCGTTGCCAAGTATCGACGACGAGCATGGTCGCCAGCAGTTTCACCACCGTCGAGATCTGCTCCTTCTTTGCCGCCTGTCAGTCCGAACGAGATCGACTCGCCAGCGGCAAGATCAGTCGCTTTGAGATTAACTCCGGCGTAAATGCCGTTTGGATCTGCGACATCTCCGACGTTCAACGAAGCCGACGTTCCATCGTCCCAGAGTGCGACGGCGTGAATGATCACGTCGATCACGACAGCACCAGCAGGGACGTTAACGTCGCCAGTGTAGGTGGTGTCGCCGTCTTCGGTGAACGTGATCTCTTCGGCGACGATCGCGTTCTCTTCTCCACTTCCTGGCAGGCGAAGAACTTCGACGACTGAGCCGTCTCCGCTCGCTGCTTCGAGTGCGATGCCCCAACGAGTGCCGCTCGGCGTCGCTGAGATCTTGCCGCCCGCTGCGGCATATACTTCGGCGTATTGCGTAACGGCACCAGCAGCAGTTACTCGGACGCTCTCGTTCGTGGCAGAGAGTCGAACTGCTCCCTTCGTTTCGTTCGCGAGAATGGCCTCTTCGAGAATGCCGATCTCGGTGTCTGTGATCCCAGCCGCTGCGATATTGCCAGCCGACAGTGCGACTCGCAGATTCTTGGCGACTGCGGCGTTCGCTGGGAACGTCCGAACGGTTTGGACTGCAACGGTTGTCATTTTAAATCTCCGCAAGAGAATGAGTTTTGGTGGTGTTAAGAACGAGCGATCGCCGCTTCGTTTAGTTGTCGTAAGTCTTCGCGAGTTCTCGGAACTCTTCCATCTTGTCGCTGATCTGTCGGGTAACTTTTCGCGACGACTTATTCGTCGCGATCAAGTATGCTTCATAAAGATCCGTATTCTTGTTGGCGACTTGTCTGATCGCACTCTGGCGACTGTCGAACGTTGCGTTGGTGCCGCAGATGCGAGCCACTTCGGAGTTAAAGTCTGCAACCGGATCGCCGCTCTGAGATTGGAAGTCGCCGCCGCTGCTGTTCTCTTCGAGAGCGCTATTCCCGAGCGACTCGCCGCTCTTCGCTTTCGCTTCGTCGAGTTCTTTCTGCAACTTATCTTCTCGATCTTTCGCTTCCGCTTCGACGTGGGCGGCATAAGCGATCGCAGCATCTTCGATCGTCGCTTCTGCTTCGATCTGCTTCTCTCGCCAGTCTGCGTTCGACTTTGGAAACTTTGATTTTAACTCAGCGAGAGTCGCTGGGGTGTTCTTATCGGACATAGTTATTCCTCCAGAGGTTGAAGACAACGACGCCGCGTCTTCTATTTGTGAAACGAGAGCCGCATAGGTTGTCTCGAACGACTGCACTCCATCGATCAGACTAAACGCGAGAGCGTCTTTCGCAGTATGGATTCTGCCATCTGCGATCGAGCGAATCTTCGACTCGTCGACTCCGAGCCCACGAGCGATCAGTCCGATATATCCATCATTCAGCGAGTCGACAATTCGTTGGACTTCGCCGAGTTGTTTTTCTGTGATCTCAGTGCCGGGCTCTCCGACGCCTTTGAACTCGCCAGCCCGAACGACGTGGACTTCGACGCCGACTTTCTCTGCTTGTCCAGATGAGTCGATGAGAACCGAGTAGGTGCCCATTGCCCCATAAAGTGCCGAGTCGTTGTTCGCGAATCGCTTCGTCGCTTGGCTTGCGATCGAGACGGCAGCAGACGCCGTCAGGTCCTCTGTGAAAGCATAGATCGGCTTGGCTGCTGCGAATGCCGCCACGTCGTCTGCCAGATCTCGGTTCCCTTTCACAGTGCCTCCGGGCGAGTCGATGATCATCATCGCTCCGCGAACTTTCGGATCTCGTTTCGCTGCTCGAATCTGCTGTCGGAGATTAACTGTCGACGTGCCTTCGCCCATCGAAGATGCCGACTTCATCATCGCACCTTGAATCCAAAAGAACGCGACGCCTTCTGCCGTCATTTCAAACGACGACGGGCTCTCTGTTCGCTTCTTCGCTCGTTCTCTCGTTGCTGCTGCATGGACTTCGAGATTCATACCATTAGCGTTATCGACGAGCGATCGAAACGGAGCATCGAAGATCGACCAGATGCCGAAGTAATCATCGAGCCTCGGCACGTCGGAGCAGGCCATTGAAAACGGAACGACATAGTCTTCGTTTTTATTCGGCATCGGCTTCGTCTTCTTTCTTCGCGGGTGGTTTCTTATCGTCGACGATCTCGTCGTCTTCGGTCGGTTTAACTTCTGGAGTTACTGCTTGAGTGGCCCACGATTCGACACTCGACGACTCGTTTCCATACATCAACTCGCGATAGAACGACGGCACGTCGAACTCGATCTCCGGAAACTCTTGCTGGACTTCGAGTGCTTCGCGGATCGCGACTCGATGAAAGTTCGCCCGCCCTTTGACGATTTCTTTCTGGTGTTCGTCTTCGTCGACGCCGATGTCTGCGAGTATCGCCCGAGCCGACTTTAGGTTTCGTTTCTCAGCAAGATCGCTGGCCCCCCAGTCTTCGAGCGGCTTCGTATAAGGCCAACCACGCGGTCGAAACTTGAACGTAGGCGGGGCCGCTTTCGCTGCTCTTGCGATCGCTGGATCGAACTGCAACGAGCCCGGAGTCGTCCACTGTCTCAGTTTCCACTTGAACGTCGGAGAATGAAGTCCAGAGATCTGATCTGTCTGGAGTTGCTGCATTCTCATTTTGACTTGGTCGAACGTCATTCGCCCGCCGTGAAAGTTCACAAGCGATCCGTCCAGCAGCAAAAAACTCAGCGGGATATCGAGATTGGTCGCCAGCATCGTAAGCAAGAGGGCACCTTGCTCGAAGAAGCCAGAGCCCGGCATATTGGCATTCCAGCCCTTCATCGTATAGCCTTCGGGCGACTTAAAAACTTGAGCGGCTTCGCCAAGTTGTTCGATCGTCACAGACTCAAGCCCGAGCCCGCGAGTCTCTGCATAACGATCGCCAGACTTCGGGATCGCACCACCGCCGGCGACGGGAACGTCGGGCGACGCTGGGCCGTTTGATTCCATAATGTAAGAGATGAGAGCCCGACGAAGTGCCGATTTAATTCCGGCATAGTTGAGATCATCGAAGCCGTTCATCGCATCGCGGGGCGGCGATAACTTCGAGACGCCGCGTCGTTGTCCGAAGCGATGCGTAAAGCCTTTCCAAAAAACTCGTTGGTTGCCCATCGCGTCGAATGCTTCGTATCGCTGCGACTGCCGCATCGACGAGAGCGTCTGCGTGAATGCTAAGTTAAACGGCGTTAGGTGGTAGGCGACTGTTCGCCCGCCTTTGATCTCGACGCCGTGAATGATGCCGTTCTGATCTGATCCGTATGATCGGTTGCGATGTCCGAACGGCGATCGCAAGTGGTGACCTTCCCAGGTTTGAAGCGAGCCATCGAAGAGCGGCAGATGCAAGATATCGCCGTCGACAACTTGCGAGAAGAACGATTGTCGAGAGATCTCGCCGAACGTTCGCACCTGTTCGAAATCACATTGCGACTTGTCGTCGGACCAGTCGAGCCATTTGTCTTGGAGTGCAGTCTCAAGCCCTTCGTCGGTCGAACTAACGTCGAGACGAAAGTCGCCGAGTCGAACGTTCGCGATCAGTCTATTGATTCCAGACTCCACGAGCGGGTGGTTTCGGACTGCTGCTCGTCCACGCTCGACCATCAGAAAATAGTTGCGTTCGGTTTGATAGTGATAGTCGGCATCAGTGCCGAGCGGATCGACGCCCGATGGAATCGGATTCATTCTGCCAGACTCGCCCGCAGAATAACTCGACTTGGCGTCGTGATAATCTTTCTCCGAAACGTATTGCTTTCTCTCTGCGATGTTCGAGTCGATCGCTTCGAGTCTGCCGAGAAGTGTCTTCGCTGCTTCTGCGTTTTGGATCATCCGCCGTTACTCCGAAACTGTGAGAAGTCCGCGTGAACGACGTTTGGATTCGCGAGACGCTGCGACTCAGTCGTCGCTTGGTTCCCGCGAACGAAGTCGATCGCAGATTGTAACTGGCGACGAATCTCCGATTGTTGGAACTGCATCGTCTGCGAGTCGCGAGTCGACGACGAGACGAAGTCCAACTTTCTTCTGAGTGCTGCGACTCGTCGCTTCGCTTTGGAGATATCGTTTTCGATATCGTAATCAGCGGTGGCAGCGAGTTCGGCGTCGACTTGTGCAAACGTGTTTAATGTGGCCATGAGCGAGATTCTAGGGGCGACGCTTCGACGCCTGCAAGTCGAAGAACTCCGGGTCGGGCGGGATTTTATTTTCTGCGATTATTCAAAATGGCTCGGTTCTTCGAGTGTTTCGCCCCGTTGTCGAGACTTAATTGCCTTCCGGTTGTGTCCCGTTTATGCGACACTAGGACTTAAAAACGACGCGAAGAAACGACAACGAAACTCAAACGAAAGCGAAGCCATGAGAACGAAGCAGATCACGAAGAAAGAAGTTATCGCGAGACTCGTCGAGTTCTTTCAAAGCACCGACACAGACGACGAAGACGACGTTCGAGATATCAAGCGAATTCTCGCAGAGTGGCGAGCGATGTCTGCGAGCGAAGCAGTCGCAGAAGCGTCGAGCGTATTTGGTTGGTAAAGACGAACGAACGAAACAACGAAACTAAACAACTTCAACGAAAGCCGAAACGATGAGAAACGAAACGAAGACGACGCAGCAGAAACTCGACGAACTTATCGCAGCAGTCGACAACCTGTTCGACTCGCAGACGATCACAAACCAATCTGGCAAGTGGAGCGAGTTCAACGAAGCGACTGAGACTCTGAAAGATGCAGCGAACGAAGCGAAGAAGAACGACAGCGTTCAAGTCGTAACGATGAGTGGCAAACTGATCGAAGCAGAGTTGATCAGAACGAGCGAGTTCGACTCTCTCGTTCTCGTTGGCGAGTCGCATTGGACGACGAACGATGTCGGGACAGATGGCAAGATCAGAACGCTCGATATCGAACTCGCCGGTTATTCTCTCGACGACGCAGTCGCAGTCTTCGAGCGACGACTCGAAGCGAAGAAGACGACTTGCGAGTTCTGCGACAACGACGCAACCGGGAAGACTCAAGCAGACGAAGCGATCTGCGAGAACTGCTGCGAGAAGTTCGCTGTCGATGCAGTCGACGAGAACGCGAAGAAGAAGTCGTTCCGCTACACTCTCAGCAACGAGACGACAGTCGACTTCTTTGGCACGTATGAAGAGCGACTTCTCTTCGAAGAGAACTTCGAGAACTCTGCTCTCTTCATCGTCTCCGGTGAAGATCTCGCGAAAGTCGAGAAGCCGTACCCTTGCCCAGAAGCAGTCGTCGGGGCTCGATACATTACAGATCTTGGCTTCGTCGTTATCGTCGAGAACGTCGACGAGAGATTCGGAACGATCAGATTCACCGGGGGCGGGCTCATCGCTTCGAGCAGGTTCCCGAAACTCTATAAGCGAATCGCGTCGATCGATACTCGCGTCGTCTGCTCGAACTCGATGTCGTCGAAGCCGATGTCGATGCAAGAGCGACTCGAACGATTCGGCGATCGCGACTAGAGACGACGCTGCACTCGCAGCGTCGATCGTCGACGCTGCTCTTCTTCACAACTAACGAAAGCCAAACCATGTTCTATCTGATCAGACACTCGCGACGAGAGAATGGCGATCACGTCGGCAACGTTAAATGGATCGGCGACGCCGACGATTCTGAGATGCTTCTCGAAGACGCTCTCGAACGAATGAAAGAGATCTCGACAGAAGTCGAAGACGCTGCTCTCCAATTCAGTGTCGGCGTCGAGACTCAAGTTCGAGACGACGGCAAGAGAATCGAGATCAGATTCTCAGTCGGGCAGCAGTGCGACTTTCTCATTCGCGAGACGCTTCAACTCAGAAGAGTTCACGACTTCGACTCGAACGAAGAGAAGCACTGTCGAAAGTGTGGCCGCAATTTGACGAACGAACAACTCGACGAGAAGTGCGAGAGCGATGGCTGCTGCCACGTCGAGTAACTTTGACAATTAACACCAACCCCCAACGAAAGCCGAAACGATGAAGAAGACAACGAAGACAGCGAAGAAGACGATCGTCCGAACGACTCTCAGATACAACGGCGATCTCGACGAGTTTCGCGTTCGCGGTTTCAACTGCGACGGGAAAGCGATCAAGTCTGCCGACTACTTCACAGACGATCTTGAAGACGCGAAAGCGACTGCGATCGAGATGGTCGCTCGATCTCTCGCGAAGAAGAACGACTTAGAGTTCGAGACTCTCGAAGCAGACGAGCCGATCGACTCTTCGACGTATCACGACGAGCGAGCAGAGATCGCAGCAGAGCGAGCAGAGATCGCAGCAGAGCGAGAAGCGATCGCAGTAGAGATCGCAGCAGACGAGCAGCGAGTCGCAGAGATCGAAGAGCAGCGAGTCGACGACTCCCCGACTCTTGAAGATCGAATCGATCGAGCAGTCGAAGCGTCGTTAAACGTCGAGCGAGACGCTGTCGAGAAGCAACTCGTCGCGATGGTCGAAGAGATCGAAGAGCAGACACAACTCAGAATCGCGAGAGCAGTCGAAGACGTTCGCCCGCAGATCGTCGGCGATCAGGGCAGCATCGAAGCAGCGAGATTCTCATCGAAGCAGCAGACTCTCATCTCAGTCGCTCGAACACTCTCGAAGATCTTGCCGACAGTCTTTCTCGACGAACTTGAGATCGTCTTTTGCGACGCCGAAGAACATAGCGAACTAACGTCGAACGAGTGCGATCTCTGCGAGTCGCTGCATCTGCATCTCGAAGCGATCACCGACAACCGATAACGAATCACGACTCTCTGCGACGCTCGATGTCGAGCGTCGCTTTCTCCACCCCTTACGAAAGTTCTAAAGATGGCCCACGAAATTAACGAACATGATAACGTCGTTCTCGCCAAACGCGGTGCATGGCATGGTTTGGGCACTGTCGTCCAAGACGCTCCGACGCCCCACGAAGCACTGAGACTCGGCGGGCTCGATTGGACTGTCGATCAGTTGCCACTCGCAGCGAAACTCGAAACGATCGGCGAGTCGACCGGCATCTCGTCGATGTCTGAATTGGCGATCGACTCTCACGTTCTAAACGTTCGCAGCGATACGAAGACTCAACTCGGGATCGTCGGCACTGGTTACGTTCCATTCCAAAACTCTGAGTTGGCCGACTTCGCTTATTCGCTCGCAGAGCAGGGCGATATCGTCAAAGTCGAGACAGCGGGCTCGATTCAAAATGGCCGCAAAGTTTGGTTTCT